GCTTTTTCTGCGGCAATTTTCCCCATTGCAACCAGTGATGAAAAATAATCCTCGACCGGCTTTTGCGGGGCGGTGAATAGCTCAGTGCCCACAGGTAGATGCTGTATTTTTTCAAGGTAGTAATCGATAACCTTGCGACCTATGTCCGGCCAGTTCTTCGATATCACTATCTGAGCCACCGGCACTTGATCGCCTTTCAGCTCACGGATGGCGATTAGTTCCAGCGCGAGATACTGTTCAAGTGATGTCTTAGCGTTTGCAACCACGTCTTTCAGCTCTTCAATGCTTAGGTTGTTCATGGTTTTACCTTCTTTCCTGTAACTTGAAGCATTGGGCACTGCATGCCGTCTGCATGTGATTTCCCGCACAGGATGCAACCCCCGCTGATTATCTCCACAGGCAGCACCACCGGATTAGCCAGCCTGGATTTCAGCGCTGCGATTTCTGCCTCAAGTCGCACATAGTTTTGTTCAACCTGTTTACGTGCGTCAGCTTCGTCCGAGTAGTTACTTTCTGCTTTATCAGCCCGCTGGCGTTCTGCTTCGAGAAGCCCAATCAGATGCGATGCAGCCACAGCCTGAACCGGCATTGAGTAATCACCTTGCTTACCAAACATCTCATCAAGCAACAGAAAGAACTCGGATGTATAGATGGAGTCAGGATTTTCAATGCAGCAGTCGGCTACAAACTTCAAATTTTTAAGGCTGTCAAATCCAGTCTCAGGCTCATTGCCCTGACGTTGATCGCTGAGAAGCTTAACTAAATCCTCCCATTTAACGTACGAACCAGTGCGGTCGTCATCTGCGCATTGCGGCCATGCGTCATTACTATTTACTGAATATGTATTAATTTTAAGTGCCTTGATATCTGTTGCATCAGTCATGAGGTTGCTCCTTCACCGGCTTTGACGTGTATTCAGCAATTACTTCCCCATCAGCATTAAAATACTTAACCTCGCATGTCGGATGGCAGTTGTGCTTATACTTCCCGTACTTAAGTTGATTGGTGAATACCACATCGAGGTTGACGCTTCCGTTCATTCCGACAATAGTTCCGAGGTCACCATATACCTCCACCATCATGCCGATTCTGGCAAAGTCAATTCCTCTACAACGGATCATATCTGCTATAAATTGCTTATCCTTGCTCATCCCTTCCTCCCAGCGCGCAGATTTGCGGCGCGGCGAGCAGCTTTACTGCCACTACCAGCCATAGAATAAATTATGTTGTTAACAACCTTTTCACGCTGCTGACGCCAATTGTAAATTGCCAATCTGGCATGTTCAGATTCGGAGTGAGGGGATTGCCAGCAGATTGACTCAAGCTCACCGCTATCAATAATGGAAACAACATATGGAGGGATGGCTCTTTTCTCAATCTCAGCGATAGCGGCGTCGGTGGCTAGTGTTGATTGCAGCGCGTCATTGCAAATCATTGCAGCGCACGCCTTATCGATGTCAGGGTCATTGATAGGACAATGAGTCATCACGCCGCTTAATGCATTGCGCATGGCCACATTCTCAGCCACCAGCTTCTGATAGTCAGAGTAAGTGACGTATGTGCCGTCATGCTCGCAGCACTGTGTTGGTGTATAGCGTTTTACTGTCATTACTTAATCCCCCATGTAACGGCCTTCGCCGTAACCCATGTTATTTTCTTTTATTGGCTGCTCAGATACGGCGGCCGGTTGTTTTGGATAGAACGCGGTACGGTGACCAATCAGCCGCAGTCTGCGCTGCTCTGGCGTTACGATTAACATATGTGGTTGACCAATCAGTGCGCATTCAATCGCATCAAGAGTGTTGCTGATCATCTCTTTTGAGAGACTAGACTTGATGAGCATTTTTACTAACCTTATGCAGCGGATATCCGCATGCAGCCTGAGCCTGCTCGCGAGCCTGTTGCCACATCTCGCCATCGCCAATGAAGCGAGCAATGACAGCTTTTGTTTGTGCTGCGCGTAATGCGTTTTGGTTAATCATCATTATTCTCCAAAAGTTTTACTCATTAACTTATCGAAAACAAACACCAGCATGGTAAGAGGCCAGAGCAACGTAATTAGCCATGCAAATGCGGCTGGTGGCCTGTCTTGCTTGCGTGTCTGTCGAGTAACCAACCAGTACAACTGAACTGATGCGACAAGTCCGATTAGGTAGATTACTATAAGTAGCATTTTTATATCCTCGCGTGTTAGCACCGTGCTGCATTGAACTAACTATACACCTTGCGTGATATTGCGCAATATTTTTATTTGTTTGAAGTAAATCTTTTTTGTTTGTATAGTGCATCCATGGAAATCATCAAGGATAACGTTATGAATGAAGATAAAAACAACGCCACCATTGAGCGACTGCGGCGCGCTGTGAAGCTTGGCATCAAGACTACACACATCTACAATGGAACAGACTTAAGCCGCTACAGAATGCGCTGTATAGCCGGTGATTTGAACCACGCATACAACAAGAACCTTTCAGATGATGAAGCTAAGGCGATTAACGATTTTCTCGACAAGGTTAAGAAAGAGTTATAAAGACAAGCCACCCACTGAGGTGGCTTTTTTATTGCTATCGATCTTCGAACACTCCATTCAGCACTCCAACATGCCAGGCGAGATAGTGGCGCTTGATTCCTAAAGGCTCAATCTGCGGGTAGTACATATCCAGCGCGCTACGGCAAACATCATCTAAATCTACTTTAGGGTTATCTGCTCTCAGCTTCTTAATTTGCTCATTCACTTTCTTGGCGACGTTTTTAACGATGTTGTTTGTTTTTGCGTCCATAGCGCACCTCACATATCAGCAAAAAAATGTTTTAATTAATAACCCAGACACTGACAAGAATATTAAGCAAGCCATGGCAAAAATAACCCATAACATTCTTTTCTCAAGCTTCGTGTGTGATGTCATTTTTTCACTCTCTTACCATTAATCTCATATCGCTTTGACTGGACTGCCTGCAAAGTCCTGCCGGTGATATCTTTGATTTCATGGTCGGTGTGGGTGCCAAACAAAGCCAACTCACTTGCCTCCCACATCCTGTTGCACCTTAGCATGCCAAGCGACACCCCAAGCCTATGCGCCTGAACTGCAACCGCTGCTGGAGTCCTTTCCAGCTTTTCCGCTATCTCGGCGCGTGACATTACTCCGGCGACCTCTTTGATGAAGTCAAACTCGTATTTTTCCCATAGTTGCTGTGCCATAGTCACATTCCCCACTGGTCGAAGAATTTGAACCCCATCACATCAAGTGACTCATCCATTTTCGTAATGAAGTTTGGGATTTTAGTCTCGAAAGCATCATGAAATTCGTTGTCTTTTTTGATGATGATAGAATGCATATTTTCACGACGCATGCGTGGGTCGTAATTGCTAAACCACCACTCATCACAGCCTGATACCCACATAGAGTATTGCACCTGAGCCATATACTCCTTTTTTACCGCTTCAATGCCACCAAGGCGAAACTTTACGTACTGTGCTGACGTGTATGGTGACTTAAGCTCAAGGCCGCGGCCGTCGCTACACATCCCATCTGGAGAGCATGCACAACGCATGGTTTCATCTTTGTAGAAGATTGGCGGCAGGGTAGTTGTAACTTCATTCTCAAACTCAAACAGAAGTCGGGCCGCTTCTTCGTGCTTTTTCCCCCACAGCAGAGGGCGGGCAGGTATTTCATCAGGAATTGCGCCGGTACAAACCTCGGCGATCAGCTCGTTCATGTAGGTTTCTGCCATCCCTGACAGTAGTCCCGCGTCCTTATCCTTTTTGGCTTTTGGCTCAGTCAGGATGTCGTCGACACGAGAAGCAGTAATGCATGCCAGTCGGCACTTTTTCCATTCATCACTTCCCTGCGATATGGCAGAAACATCGAAACCGAGTATTTTTGAGGCTATATCGTTATGCAGCATCTTTATCACCACCAGTTTTGTTAGCCAATTTTCTCTCAAGGCTGGAGATGAGTCTTGCAGCCTCTGTTGAAGTAAGTTCTGACTGATTTTCTACGTTGCGCCCAGTCATGCTAAGACAGGCTTTTTTCAGAATGTCAAATGTAGAATTTACTGAAATAAGGATGTCGTTAATGCGGTCTGATTGTTCTTTGGTAATCGGCGTGATGTCCTTTTCCTGCGTTCTTTCCTGATTGAAGTTAATCCCCTCTCCACCCTCTGTATTCACGTAATCAACAGCTGCGTCAAGACGCTCACGCCGAGGCCAGCATTTTGCGGCTTGTTTTACTACTGTTTTAAGTATCATCTGCTCTTCGTCTGTTACCCAGGGGCAGCGTTTGGTGTTATCTGTAAGGTATTTCTTCCATGCCTCTGACCTGTCACGAATTGAGAATATATCTTCAGCCCGCATGGTGTGGGTCAGGTAATCACCTTCGTCCGTTTTAACTACTGTGTAAGCACCGACCACATCACCGCGCTGCTCAATGGTGTCAAACTCATTGAATTCGTGAGTTGGTGGCCGGTCAATGCTGGTTCGCATGAAGCGGTCATTCTTTCTGACAATTGCCGACTGGCACCATTTGATTGCGCCTGACTGCTGGGCAATATGCATCAGCCCCATATAGCTGATGTCCAGACAGATGGCGCCTTTTCGTGGCACTAAATACGCGAGTTTCTGCGCTGGATTGAGTGAAATGCCAATCGCTGCAATGTTCATGATCGCGCTACGAGTCGACACGCCATTCTTTGCTGCAACGCCTGCCAGATAGTCATTGTTCGCGAATATCTGCATCGCAAACTCTGACTCGCGCCTGAATGTCAGGCTTGGTTCAGAGCAGACCTGCTCGAAGTCAGCCTTCAGTGGATTTATTATTTCGTGAACCTGATTTACCAGTAATTGGTTCATGCCGATCTCTCCAACTTAATTAGTAATTGATTTGTACGGGAACTGGCATGCCAGATGCGGCGGAAGCATTCTGATTTTTCACGATGGCAATCACGCATTCTTTTGCGCATTCCTGCGAGATACCCGCTTTGGTAAGGATGGCGATTACTTGGTTGTTGATTGCTTTCTGATGCTCGATATTTGCAGCGCGGGCAGCGGCTTCGTCAGCGATGCGTTTTTCTTCTGCCAGACGAGCATCTTCTTTCTGCTTGGCTTCGCGCTGGATGCGGTCAGCTTCCTGCTTGGCTTTAAGTTGCTCAGCGGCGATAGCCTCTTGCTTCTCACGTTCTGCTTTTGCAGCAGCATCAATTCGGTCTTGCTCGGCTTTTTTATCGGCTGCAATGCGGTTGGCTTCAGCCAGTGCAGCCTGAGCTTTCAGGTCGGATTCGCGCTGCATTGCCGCATCACGTTCACGCTGAGCGGTGACTTCTGCTTCGATTCGTGCCTGCTCTGCCGCCTGACGCTTTAGCTCCTCTTCGTGAGCAATGCGCAGGCGTTCTGCCTCAGCTTTTTTCTCTGCAATGTCGCGGTCGTACTCATAGTTATCCAGTAGGGCGGTTGCATGTGCCGCCTCTATTTGCATGGCGAGCTCTTTGGCTTTTGCCTTGTCGAAAGCAGCATTGTCTTTGTCTGCTTCGTCACGCATTGCGTTGTAGGCTTCTTCCGCTGCCTTAGCCTCAGTTTCTGCCTTTAGTCGTGCTTGCTCAGCGTCCCACTCGGCACGAGGCAGTAAGATTGCATCACGGATTGCATCGCATTCGCGGGTGAACCGGCGCAGCTCATCTTCTGCTGGCTTCACGGCTTCTTTCAGGTGTCTCAAGTACGCTCTGCCGGGATCTTCGATGGTCTTCTTGCTTGAGCCAACTGCGCGAGCCAGAGAGCCGATGCGGTCACGACCCTTCTGTGTGGTGACGTCAGGCGTTTCTTTCGCATACTCACGTATCTGGGCGAGGAAGTGATCCAGCCCGTTAGCAACGTAGAGCGCCGGAGCCTGTTCCGGTTTAATCTCGATAACTGTTAATTCGCTCATTTCTTACCTCTCATCTCAAAATCAGCCTTAGCGATAGCCTGAGCAGCTTCGAAAGCAAACTCCTGCACCTTATCCTGAAACTCATTGTCATTTTCAAAAGCACTGACGATTGATGAATCAAACTCAACCTTGTCGCGAATGCATGAAGTGATCGCAATGCGCAGAGCTGTAGGAGTGATTGATTGGAACAGCCACAAGGCTAGTTCTTTTTGTTCTTCATTCATTTTGTGTATTCCTCGTTGTTGTTGATGTGATGAATGATAATCTCTGGAAGATATCATGTCAATATCATTAATGATTGTTTTCGATATTGACATTAAAATACTTAAAGGCATAATTGATAGCATCAAACACATGAGGAAAAGACATGACCACTAAGAAAACAAACAAGAAAATGCTAGCGCCATTGCTGCTTACTGAAGATCAAATGAAGTGGATTGAAGGGGAGGTGGCAAGAACCGGCAACAGCATTGCATCAACGGTTCGCGGCGTAATTCAATCAAAGATCGAAAACACAAAAAAGGACAAATAAAATGGCAAACTCATTTAAAGCAATGCGCGTTTCTGGCGTCATTAAGCGCACCGATACCGGCATGTTTATTCGTTACGCAGATATCCATATCAAGGAAGGTTTCAACAAACGGGTTGACACCGAAAAATCAAAAGAAGAGAACCAAAGTCTTTTCAACTTCATCATGCAAGGCGGCCAGGTTCCGGCGCTGGAAGTTATCGCCAGAGATGATGGCGGAGTTGAGATTGTAGAAGGACACCGCAGACATGCGCAGTATGGAAAATGCATTGAAGCAGGCAAGCCAGTCGAATGGATTTCTATCACCCCATTCAAAGGAAATGATATTGAGCGCATAGCTCGCATCATGAACAGCAACAGCCAGCTTAAACTCAACACGTATGAAGAGTCTCTGGTGGTTAAGGAGTTGGCAGCTTTCAATCTTACGCCAGTAGAGATCGCAAAGCTTGTCAACGTCAGCCGAAGCAAAGTAGATCAACTGTTAGCGTTCAATCAGGCTAACTATGATGTTCAGGTGATGGTACGAGATGGTGAGGTTGCTATGCACGTTGCCGTGGATAAAGTTAAAAAGCTTGGAGATGCAGCAGGTGAAGAATTAAAGAAAGACGTTGAGAAGGCCAAAGCATCAGGCAAGAAACGCGTGACCACTTCTACAGTTCAATTCAGCGCAGTCAAAGCGCGTCGGTTATGTGAATTGCTTTGTCATACCGAAGTGAATATTGGCACTGGTAACAATTCAATTAATTTTCCAGATGACATCTACAAAGAAGTAACAAAGATTCTTTCCGAGTACCGATCTGAAATCAAGTGAGGAATTAAGATGAAATGGTTTAAGCATGATGCTGACGCAAATGCAGATGCAAAGCTTCAAAATGTGCTCCTTGATTATGGGCTGGAAGGGTATGGGCTTTACTGGTATTGCATAGAGCTTATTGCCGGAAAGGTTGATGTTGATAACTTAAATTTTAATTTAGAGCATGACGCAAGAATCATAGCGAAAAATACAGGTTCTACTCTTCAAAAAGTAGAACAAATGATGAAATATTTTGTGAAAATTGGGCTATTCGAATGCTCTGAAAATGTTATTAGTTGTTTTAAGATGGCAAAAAGATTAGATAAATCAATGACAAGCAATCCATCCATGAGGGAATTAATTCATAAGTTAAAGTCTGAAAATCATGACGGAATCATGACGGAATCTGATTCTGTCATGCAAGATAAGATTAGATTAGATAAGACTAGAACAGAAAAGAAAGAGATCTTGTCGAGCAAGCCCGACTGTATCGAAGTAATCGAATATCTGAACTCGGTTACCGGATCGAAATACAAGGCTACTACTGCAAGTCATGCGAAGGATATCAACGGCAGGTTATCGCAGGGTCATTCAGTCGAAGATATGAAACTGGTGATTGACTTCAAAAACGCCGAATGGAAAGACGATGCCAAGATGAGTGGCTACCTCCGGCCAGCTACGTTGTTTGGCGCGAGCAAGTTCGATGGCTATCTGAAGGCTGCCAAGACCGTATCTACAAAGCAAAACGGAATCTACGGAGTGAGCAAGCCGATTGATTACATACCAAAAGGGTTCAGCTAATGGGTGCATTCGAAGCTTTGAAGAAATTACAGGCCATCATGCCGGAAGGGGTAAAGCCAAAATTTGCCAGTCCTGAAGAGTGGCGCAAGTGGCAGGATGAGCAAGGAAGGATATCTTCCGCTGAGGTTGCAGACCAAAACCGAGCAGCAAAGGTTAAGTCGATGATGGGGCGCTGCGGCATCCAAGAGCTTCACATGGACTGCAGCTTTGATAATTTCGTTGTCAGCAATGAGCTTCAAGCCAAAGCGCTACACCGTGCAAAGTCATGGCTGAATAAAACATCTGAGAATTTCGGCGGTTTTATTTTTAGCGGCTCATGCGGAACCGGAAAGAATCACTTGGCTGCAGCAATCGGCAACAAGCTTATTGAGCATGGGAAGTCGATACTGGTTATCACCGTGCCTGACATGATGATGAAATTTCGCGAGACTTACCAGAAGGGCGCGACAGTTACCGAATCCCAACTGATGGAAATGTTCTGCAAGGTTGACTTGCTGGTTCTCGACGATGTAGGCGTTCAGAACGGTAAAACAAACGAGTCTGTTTTACTGTTCCAGATTATTGACCGCAGGGCGTCATCCAGAAAGGCGACATCAATCCTCACCAACCTGGACGACAAGCAGTTGACAGAAGTGTTATCCGAGCGAGTGGTTGACCGCCTGCGTATGGGTGGCGGCATATGGGTTAATTTCGATTGGGAAAGTTACCGGAAGAATGTGAAATGAGCGGAAAGAAGCCAAAATTTTACCTGAGAACGGAAGAAATACGCAAAAACATTTTGGACTACATTCGCAAGGCGCCATTAAACGAGCAGAAACCTACCGTAGTGACGTTTTCGCAGCAAAGCCGCACATTGCCTCAGAATGCAATCTTTCATGCGCTCTGTGGTGATTTAGCTAACGATTTAGAATTCGCAGGCAAGAAGCGGTCACTTGAGTCATGGAAGGCGTTATTGATATCCGGTCATGCAATCGCGACTGGCAACCAGGGTGAAGTGGTTGCAGGATTGGAAGGGGAGCTGGTGGCAATCAGAGAATCAAGCGCGCAGATGGGTGTTTCAAGAATGAATTCACTCATCGAATACAGCATTGCTTTTGCCACACAAAACGGCGTGAAACTGCGTGATGTTAAATACGATAATTATTTTGGAGAATTGAGGTGAAATTAACCAAATATCAACGTGCTGAGTTGCGGGAAAAATTCGGCGGAAAGTGCGCATATTGCGGATGTGAGTTGCCTGAGAATGGCTGGCACGCCGATCACATTGATCCAATTTACAGAGGGCGCGACTTTGACAGGCAAGTAAGTGACGATGGAAGGCTTGAGTTTACTAGCAGGGTTGCTGAGCGAGAAGCATTGGATGTTATGGAAAATATGACTCCAGCCTGTAAGCAATGCAACTTATTCAAAGGGGGCTACTCGCTTGAAGGTTTTCGCCAGCAGGTTGAACAGCAAGCCTCAAGAGCACGTCTATACAGCGTCAACTTCCGTACTGCAGAAAGGTTTGGGCAGATTCAAGTCACGGCTTCCCCAATCGTTTTCTGGTTCGAGAAATTCGAAGGTGGAAATGAGTAACTCAAAGCGCCGCTGCATGAAGTGCAGGGAATACTTCACTCAGGAATCAATGGTTAAATTGCCAGTTGGGTGGTTCTGCGGAATGGATCATGCAATGGAATATGCTTCAGAAAAGAGAAGCAAGGCAAAGGACAAAGAGCATAAAAATAAGCTAACCACCTCTAGGCGCGAAACTAGGAAAAGACTTAATGAACTGGATAGGCCAAAGCATCTGGACAAGCTTCAGGACTTGGTTAATCAGTACGTGGTTCAGGTAAGGGATGTTGATAAACCTTGCTGTACGTGCGGAACAGTCAGCCGGTCTGTGCAGTATGCTGCTGGTCACTATCGCAGCCGAGGAGCTTGCCAGGAACTTAGATTTAACCTTTTAAATATTCACAAGCAGTGCAATGTTAAATGCAACAAATACGGAAGCGGAATGCGTAGTGAGTACCGGGATTTTATTGTAGAAACATACGGGAAAGATAAGCTTGACTGGCTTGATGGCTCGCATGAAAAGCTAAAAGTGCAATTTCCTGATTCTGAATCAATAGATGCTGAAATCGCAAGGTATAGAAATCTTCTCCGTGATGCCGGAGTAAAGCCAAAAAGATAACCAATAAAAATGTTTGCAATCCATCTTCATTAGTGTATATTTAATTCCAAGCGATAACCAAGTGGTTGTCATAAACAGTAACTGCACTATGAGGTGATGGATGGACATCAAGATTCAAAAAGAAAACGACATTGAGTGGCAGCAAGACATGCTCAGGCAGTTACAGAGCCATCTGGAAGATTTAGGTGAGTATCTGATGATTGATGGTTTTAGTGACCACGGTGATTGCCTAAAAATTGTTGAGGCACTCTGCAAATATTCAGATTGCTAACCCCCACCCCGCATCACATAACTAACTGAGACTACCGATATGACCCTTGAGGAATTGAAGCGAAAAGGATATTGCATCACTTCTCGCTCCGGCCGAATTGCATCACGACTTGACCGACCTGACTGGGAAGAGAATATGCCTTCAGGAATGAAGCCTAATGCTGATTACTACCGCAGATGCATATCGAAAGATGAGGTGATAGTGCCAGCCTCTTTTCTGTCCAAGCTGAAAAATTCAACATTCGGCTACGATAAATATCGACCGTAACACCCCACCGGAGTCATCCCCATGGGATTGATAAACAATTACCGCTCAAAATGGATTAGAGAGCGAGCTGAATACCTCATGGATGATGGTTATGAGGAGTTGCTGGCGGATGAAAGCGGAAATAAAGACGCTCACCGCCAAGCAACTGAAGAATACGACGCAGAATTCTGCGGTCAGTGAAATACTAAAGCTTATTTATTTTCGGAGATAGAGAGATGAAACAATTTAAAGGTACACCTGGTGAGTGGAATGCCGGTGAATATTATGCTCATAGTGGTGCATGTAATATATCAGTAGGTGGTTTTTCCTTAGCATGGGTTGGGCATGGTAACGTTTACCCACACCCTAACTTCATAAAAGATATTTGCGAAAGTAACGCAAAACTAATGGCAGCGGCTCCTGATTTGCTGGAAGAGCTGCAATTGACTCTTGGTGCGTTAAGAGAGATTTGCTTTACTTGCGGCGCAGCTCGGCCTGAATCGACCATTCGTCGCGCTGAAGCTGCCATCGCCAAAGCATTAGGAGAAACCAAATGAAATACGAAATTATCAAAGGCAGTGAGAAGGATTTTGAGGGTGCGCCGGAGTGGGCTACCGAGTGCGTTTGGAATGATAAGGGAAGCGAGTCTTTTTCTTACTGGCTTAATCCAAAAGAAAATAAAATGCTTGCCCGTTGGATGAATGGTTCGCCTGACATATGGGCAGGAATTTATGGGCACCGTAATTACATTAAAGCCGAGCGCCGGCCAATCACCGAGCCAGTTGTAAACCAGCAGTTGACTACTGAGTGG